TCTTTCGATCAAGACATAGACGAAGAAACCTATACAGACCCCGAGGGAAACCTTGACGAAACCGCATATAAGCAAGCCTTGTTAGAGGATTTACGGCAGCAGGCACAAGCCTATGTAGATACAAACAGTTTGCCCCAAGTAAATTACACAATGCGTGCAAACATTGATAAGGTTTCAGATATTGGAGATACAATAGAGGTCATTGATGAACGTTTAGGAATTGATTTAATGACTAATATTATTGCGTTTGATTACGATTGTATTTTAGGTAAATATACCGAAATAGAATTTGGAAATTTTAAAAATACCTTGTCAAACCTTGTTTCTAATATCACGGCAAGCGTGGATAAAACGGCAACCGAAGCGGTGCAAAATGCCACGGCACAAATTACCGGGGAATTGCAGCAGGCAACCGACAATATTTTAGCGGTTATGGGCAATTCTTATGTGATTTATGACGGCGACATGATCATGATTGTTGATAAGCTGCCAAAAGAGGAAGCAACCAACGTTATTTTGATGAATAACGGCGGTATTGGCTTTTCGCAATCCGGCATAAATGGCACATTTACGAGCGCATGGAGCATTGACGGCACATTAAATATGCAGGCAATCAATGTAATAAACCTTGTTGCCGATATGATCAAGGGCGGTACGCTTAAATTAGGCTCACATTTAAACGCAAGCGGTATATTTGAGCTTTACGACAATGCAAATAATATCATCGGTCAAATGGACAAGGACGGCTTAAAAATGTACGGTTTAGACGGTTCTTACGTTCTTATGAATAATGAGGTAGGATTTGCAGGATATGACCGCAACGGTCAAAAGATATATTGGGTAAGTGGAGAAGAATTTCACATGAAAAAGAGTGTAATTGAGGAAGAAATCACGCTATGTAACAAATTACGCTTTATTCCCATAGAGATTGACGAAAACGGAACGGTTGTAAATGACGGTATCGGGCTTGTATCGGTAGGAGGTTAAAATATGGCAAGTGGTAGTTTTAATCTATCAAGGACGGGTTCTACAAGTTCATATATTACTTTCAAGTGTTCGTGGAGTTCCACGGCTAACCAATCAACCAATAAATCGACCGTAACGGTCACAGTTACCGCCACAAAATCAAGCAGTTCCACGGCGAACACTTACGGCACGCAGGAAACCAAGGTTACGGTGGGTTCAAGTGCGCAATCTAATAGCGGTTCTTTTACCCTTGCACCGGGAAAAACCATTACTCTTTTTTCAAAGAGTTACACGGTAGCCCATGAAAGCGACGGAACAAAGAGCGTTAAAATTTCCGCAACCGTGGGCGGTAATGTCATGTATGGTAACGGCAGCGCAACCGTAACCCTTGATAAAATCCCGAGATATGCCACGGTTACACAATCGAACACGGCAAAAACAGAAACAACCGCAACGATCAAGTGGAGTGCGGATTCTACCATTGATTATATATGGTATTCCACAAATAACGGTTCGTCATGGACGGGAATAAATGTAGCCGACGGCACAAGCGGTACTTACACCATAAACGGCTTAAATCCGAACACCAAGTACAACATTAAAACAAGGGTTCGGAGGAAAGATTCGCAGCTTACCACGGATTCAAGCGCACTTGCAGTTACCACTTACGCTTACCCTTACGCAAATTCAATGCCCTCTTTTACGATAGGCAATAAACTTACCATAGGGCTTTATAATCCCTTAAATCGAAGTGTAACAGTTAATATCATCGGTGCGGATAACTCACAGATCAGCAACGATACAACAAGCGGAACGTCCATTACCGGGTACAATGGGAGTGTAGTTGTTGGCAGGCTTTATAATTCTATCCCGAACGCAAAGTACGGCACATATCGGGTTAGGGTTACTTATGGTTCGAATGTATCAACCGCCACGGGTGGAAGATATACAGTAAATGAAAACGATTGCAAGCCCTCTATTGATTCGGTGGCTTACCAAGATACAAAAGCAAGCGTTATAGCAATCACGGAAAATAATCAACAGATAGTCCGAAATCATTCTATCGTTTCTTACACGGCAACCGGGCTTTCCGCTCAAAAAGGGGCAAGCGTAAGTTCGTGTTCCGTAACGGTCAACGGAAATACCTATAATTTGACCATAAGCGGTACAAGTGCAACGGGCGGTAATGCAACGATTGATTCCGGCACGAATGTTGACGCAGTATTCACGGTTACGGATTCCCGAGGGGTTACGGCAACAAAGACTTGTTCGGTCAATATGTTAGATTGGCAATTACCGAGTGCGATTATAACCTTACAACGGCAGCATAACTTTTACACGGCAACGGATTTAACCGTTGACGCTATGTTTTCATCTATCATCGGGAAAAATGCAATTACAATAAGTTATGCTTGCACAAAAGACGGAGATTCCACCGCCACGGTAACGGGAACGTGTCAAGATAATGTATTAAAAACGATTCAGCTTGACAATACTTATGCGTGGGCGGTTAAGGTCACATTGACCGATTCTTTCAATGGCACAACGATTTACAACCTCTATATTTCCCGTGGTATGCCTATTATTTATTTTGATAGACTAAAGCGGTCAATCGGTGTAAATTGTTTTCCGCAGGATTCCGAAAGCATAGAATTGAACGGGGTAAACCTTTCCCGGTCGGTTATGACAAGATCATTAAGCGCAGCTATAACCGATTTAGCGGTAAATACTTATACCGTGATTCCTTTTGATTTGGACGTGGCAGCAGGGGGCAAGCTCACGGCAACCAATGACGGCGGTATTCGTGTAGGGGCGAACGTAAGCAAGGTTCTTGTAAGTGGAATGTGTTCGTATGATCTCATTCAATCCACGTCAAGCCGTCACATAAGAATTGTGAAAAACTCTTATACGGCAAATAATACGCTTGCGTGGAGTTGGCAAACTTTAGTACAGAGCAACCCGGGGCAAGTGGAAATCATGCCGATACTTGCAGATGTAACCGAGGGAGATATAATATATATGCTATATTACACGGGTAATTCCGCAGACAAAATAGGCGGTAACACTTACGGTTGCCGTACTTCAATGACCGTTCAGACGGTTTAATAGGAGAAAGTCATGGAGAATATAACGATAGGTCAAATTATGGTTGCAATCGGGATTCTATCAACGCTTATAGGCGGTTTTGCTTACGTGGGGCAATCCCTTGATAAAGTCATGAAAAAGGTATTCGAAGCAGAATTTAAGCCCGTAAATAGTAAGTTAGATGATTTAAGCGAACAAATAAAAAAAGTGGATATGGAAAGCTGCAAAAATTATTTGGTTCGGTGCTTATCTGATTTTGAAAACGGGCAGCAGGTCGGAGAAACAGAAATCGAGCGGTTTTTGGAACAGTACGAACATTACACCAAACAAGGCGGTAATTCCTATATTCATAGAAAAGTAGAGCAATTAAAGAGCGAGGGCAAGTTATAAGAAAAAAGGGAGTAGGCTTAAACCTATTCCCTTTTACGCTATTTGCAACGGCTATTAAAACAAACATAGCAATTTGCGTAAAAATCACGCAAACCGCCAAAAGATATTTACGTCATCCCCGTTTATCTCTATTTTTTCAATCAAAGAAGCAATCATTAAGCGGATTTCCTCAAATACACCACGGTTTATAATATCCTCAAAATTAGATATGATTTCTATTACTTCTTTTTTCGTCATGTTCCGATTTCCGTTTAATCCTTGCAATTCCTTTTCGAGCTTTTCCCGGTGTTCATTGATAGGTTTAACTTTTGCGTTTACCTCTTCAAGTGTAAATTCCCCGACACCGTATAAATCCATAAAGCGTGATTTTTGAGCGTGTAGTCGGTCAAGCTCCTTTTTAATCAGATTTTCTTTTTCTTTCATTTCGTCCGAAAGATTAGCCTTTTGTAAAACCTCTATTTCATCGGGATTTAATGCAAGTTTTTTGATTTCTTCCAAAATAGCATTATCCAAAACTTCCAACTTATAAATTTTATTCTTGCAATTCGGGTCTTTTACCATGTGTCGGGTGGATTTCCGGCGAGAGTGGCATATATAGTAACGATAATTTCCGTTTTTCGAAAGCGTGTAACGTGCCGTGCAACATTCGCAGAAAATCAGCCCTCCAAGATATGTAGACCGTCCATTATTCTTAAATTTTGAGAAATCCCTTGATTGATAAAGAGTATTTGCCTTTTCAAAGGTTTTTTCGTCAATAATTGGTTCATGGTTGCCCTTGTGGTATTCCTCATTGTATTTTACATATCCTTGATAGATTTTATTTACCATGGCATTTCTTACAAGCGTTCTATTCCATTTCCCGTATCGGTGCGTATATCCCTTATCGTTTAATTCTCTTTCAATTTGGCAGAAATTAAGCCCTTTTAAGTACAATTCGTATATTTTCCGTACCTGCATTGCTTCAAAGTCATTTATCACAAGTTCCCCGTCTTTATACTCATAACCAACCGGGGCATTACAACTACCACCCCATTTACCGCTTTTAACCCGAGCTTCTTTTCCCATTGTCATACGTTCCTTGATTTGTTCCCGTTCGAGTTGAGCGAACACGGCAAGTATTCCGATCATGGCACGACCAAACGATGTACCCGTATCAAAATTTTCATTCATGCTTACAAAATCCGTACTATGCTTTAATAATATATCCTCTATAATGTGCAGCGTGTCCTTTTGTGACCGGGAAAGGCGGTCTAATTTGTAAACAACAACACTATCGGCTTTTCCTGCTTTAATGTCCTTGATCATGTCCTGCAATGCCGGGCGGTTCATATCCGACCCCGTGTAACCGCCGTCAACGTAAATTTTCACAACAACCCAACCCATAGCCTTACAGTACATTTTTAAGCGGTCTATTTGTTCGTCGATTGAATAACCCTCTTTTGCTTGTTCTTGCGTGGACACCCTCACATAAATAAATACCTTTTTACCATTTTTAACGAGTTTCATTAAGTATCAATTCCTTTTCAATGTTTTCTATGTGTAGCATTCAAATTAAAAAAACTCACAAGGAGTTATTTTTTGCTTTCAAGATAAATGCGCATGATTTCACGGTATATCTCATCTTTTTTACTCTCTCCTATATCATCACTCTTAAAGATCATTTCAAGTTTCGATGTGATTTCCAACGCTTCATTGTAATTTGACGTGTCAATCTCAAAAAATGAAATATCAATAGCGAAAACCTCACAAAATTTTTTCAATGTGTCCAAGGTTAAAGCCCTTTTCCCGGCTTCAATATTAGAGATTGCAGACCGTGATAATCCAACCTTTTCGGCAACTTCAATTTGCCGTAACCCCCGGGAAAGCCGTAAATCCTTTAATTGCTTTCCGATTTTACTTTTGTCTATCAATTTCAAAACCTCCTTGCTTAAAAGATACCATAAGAACGTTACATTTAGAAACATTTTTTTATTTTCTGTTAAAAAATTTATTTACTTTCAAATTTTTACAGAGTAATATAAAGGCAGAAAGGAGGTAAAGACAAATGTCGAGATTAAATCTCATAATGTGGGAGAAAGAAAACGGTTACAAAGGCAATTATGTTGCCGAAACAATCGGGGTAAGTGCTTCAACATGGAGCAAAATTAAAGCCGGGAAACAAAACCCAACGCTTGAACAAATAGAGCGTTTGCGTACAAAATTTAACTTAAATAACGTGCTTGATTTATTAAGGGAGGAAAAACCTTGAAACGCAAATACAAAAACGCTATGAATAAGCTGCATGAGGTCATATTGGATTTGTCAGACAAAGAGCTTGATATATTAAGAGCGAAAATTGCAGAAATCGAGAAGAAATAATAAGCAGGGTAAAAAGCCCTTGTTTTTTGCCTTGAATGTTTCAAAAAGAAAACAAAAGGAGCGGTTTGCATGAAAATTAAGCACGTAATGAAAGACGGAGTTATCAGAACGGACATAAGCGGTCATGTAGTCCGTAGATCAGACGCAAAAACGGTTTATAACATGGTTGAGGAATTAAACAAAAGGAGGGCTAACAATGAAATTTAAGTTAGGCGATAAGGTGCGAGTATTAGACGGCAGCAGCATTAAGGATTATTCCGGCGGTTGGAATGGTTACATGACAAAGTTTGTCGGAAACGTTTACACCATTAGAAAGCGTTATGAAAATTACGACGGTACACGTTTTGCGTATCAGATTTCGGACGATGTAGGCGGTCATTTATTCGACGAACGGGGGCTTGAATTAGTGGAGCGCAAGCACGAAAAGCATTTTACAAGGGAAGATTTCGAGAACGCAGCCGTTCGGGTAATGACCGAGGATAAAGACACGGCACAGTTACTTTCAGACGTTCCGATTTTGGCAGCAGCATTTATACCGTTTATTGATAAATTAGGCGACGAGATATTCAGAAAGGAGAAATAATATGTTTGTAGATTTTGCATTATGTAAGCACGTTGACAGTTTGGACGGACGTTTATATTTATTCTATGCCCCGGCTTTTAGTGGCTTAAAAAAGGGCGATAGGGTAATTGTTGACACGAAACATGGGGAACAATTAGTCGAGGTTAAGGGCATTGAAACAGTAGATACGAAATTACCCATTTATGATTTTATTTTAACGGCAGCAGGGGCAAAAAAACCCTTGCGTAAGGTTATTTCCCTTGTGATCAATAAAGAAATGGAATATGACGAAGATTTGATAAACGAAATGGGTGTAAACAATGAGTAAATCCCTTTTATCAAACACCCGGGAATGTTACATTTGCGGTACAACCTATGATTTGCATAAGCACCATATTTACGGTGGGCATGGCAGGCGCAATTTAAGCGAAAAATACGGTTGTTGGGTGTATTTATGCGCACCGCACCATGATATGAGCGATCAAGGGGTACATTTTAACAAAGCCCTTGACATTGACTTAAAAAGTCAATGTCAAAGAGCATGGGAAAGCAAGTACGGCAGCAGGGAGCAATTTATAAAAACCTTTATTAAATCTTATCTTTAGGAGGGAATATGGCAAAACGAAAGAAAAAGAGCCTTGCAACGCATTTACGCAAAAAGAGGAAGCGAAAGGAGGGAAAAAATGCTTGATGATGAAAGAAGAGTACACGAATTAAAAATCAAGCCGGAATATTTCCAAGCTGCAATCGAGTTGCGGAAACGGTTCGAGTTACGAAAGTTTGACCGTGATTTCCGTGTAGGCGATACGTTAAAATTGCGAGAATATAAAGACGGAGAATACACCGGGCGCAATTTGCAAACCTCAATTAAATACATACTTTCCGATTGCCCGGAGTATGGCTTAATGCCGGGGTATTGTATTTTAGGCATTTAAGGTTTCAAAAAGTAAATTTTATTTTAAGGGATTGACAAATTGAAACGTAGGAATAAAATGTAAATTGCATGGAGTTGGTGCAATATGTCGGTATTGTACTAACGATACTTAATATTGTACCAACGGGAAAAGCCCTTGCGTTTTGTGCCGACACACGAAGCGTGAGGGTATTTTCTTTAGGAGGGTTAGAATGACCGATAAAAAGTATTATTGGATTAAGTTAAAGACGGATTTTTTCAATCAAGAAGCGATTGATTTCTTAATGTCACAACAAAACGGTTGTCAATATATCGTACTCTATCAAATGCTATGCTTACATACCGCAAACACCAACGGAGTAATGGCAACGAAGATCGGGGAGGTTATCGTTCCCTATGATGTAAAAAAGATTGTCAGAGATACCAAGTATTTCGATTTCGACACCGTAACGGTTGCCCTTGAATTATTCAAGCGGTTAGGGCTTGTATATCAAGACGACGGCGACATTTTACGAATTGCAAACTTAAATCACATGGTAGGTAGTGAGAGTGCGTCGCAAGCTGCAATTAAGAAGCGTGAATATAGAGAACGATTAAAGGACAAAAAAGAGGACATTATCGAGGACAAAAAGAGGACAAATTGTCCGACAGAGATTAGAGATAAGAGTTTAGAGAATAGAGATAAGATATTAGAGAAAGAGAATAGAGAAAGAATCAACTATCAAGAGATAGTTGATATGTATAACGATACTTGCGTATCGTTCCCCCGTGTTACCACTCTATCAGATCAGAGAAAAAAGGCAATTAAAGCCCGGTTGAATAATTATAGCATTGATGATTTTAGGGTGCTATTTGAGAAAGCGGAAAATTCCACGTTCCTTAAAGGCGGTAACGGGAGAAATTGGAGCGCAAATTTTGATTGGTTGATTAAGGATTCTAACATGGCAAAGGTACTTGACGGCAATTACGATAATAAAAGCAATCCGGCAGCAGGAAAAGCGCAGGAATTGAACGACTTTTACGCAATGGCTCAAAATTGGGCAGAAAGCGAGGAATAAATGAGTATTGAAGATTTCTATAACCAAATAAACGAGTTTCAACGTCAAATGTTGGAAGAAAAAGAGAGAATGCTTGCAGAGATTATAACAAAATATGATTTTATGGTTGGCTCAATGGAGTTAAAATGGAAATTAACCGAGATTTTACCAAAGGGAGCGAATATCGTGTATAGTCCGTTTATTGAAGATCCCACAACAGTTTTTGCAATAAAGAAGTTTGATATTATGGACATTTTTGAGCCAAAGGCAGAAAGTGAGGGTTAAACATGGATAAAAAAGAGTTTGCTTTATTGGCAATGGCTTTACGGACGTATTACCCCAAGGAAAACCTATTACCAAACAACGAAGCTATGGAGCTATGGTTTAGGCAATTACAAGATATTCCTTACAAGGTCGCAGAAATCGCCCTTAATAAGTGGGTGGCAACGAATAAGTGGTCGCCCACGATTGCAGATATTCGGGAGTGTAGTTCCGAGATCACACAAGGAGCGTTGCCGGATTGGGGGCAAGGTTGGGAACAAGTGTTAAGGGCTATTCGTCAATTTGGAATGTATCGGGCAGGCGAAGCAATGGCAAGTTTTGACGACTTGACCCGGGCAACCGTGGAGCGGTTAGGTTTTAATGATATTTGCTTATCGGAGAATATCAGCGTTGACCGGGCAAATTTCCGCATGATTTACGAACAATTAGCGGAAAGAAAGAAGAAAGAAGCACAGATACCGCAAAGCGTGTTATTGCTTATGAACGAGGTTAAACTCATTGAGTAAAAATGTACAAAAGGGTGTTTCAAAGTTTAGTTATTTTGTCAATATGCAAATATGCCCAAAAAGCGTAAAATCAAATAAAAAACGCTAAAACAAACGGAGGTACACAACATGAGGTACGAGGTTCTTACAGAAACGGACGACGTTTACAGATTTGAAAGTGAAAGACGACTTACAACCGAGGAAATAGCCGAAAGGTTAGGGATTCCAACGGACGATATAGTACAAGTAGATTTTGAGGACGCAGAATAAAGGAGGTGTAACACATGAAAGAGATTACAAACAAAACCCATAAGAAAGTACATTTTATCGGTGCAGGATATGAAAGCGTAAAGTGGGTTATCGTTGAAGCGGAAACCGCAGTGGAAGCAATCGACAAAGCGGTTGAGGAATACAAGCGGAACGGGTGGACGTTCGATTATAACGAATTAGAAGTTGATAGGTTTATTTAGGGAGGTGTAACAAATGAAAGAGAAAAAAGCGGTAGAAAGAATAAATTTTGAGATTGCCGGAGCGGTTGACGATTTCCGAAACTGAGGTCATGACGAATTATACCAAAGGAACGTAGCCAAAATAAACGGCATGATTGAGATTTTGCAGATTTACACGGGCAAGGATTATCAGATCACGGAAAACGGATTGATTGAAAGGTAGGGGAAACCATGCGAAACCATACGCAGGATATGTTATTACTTGACCATTACAACGGAAAGAGAGCAAGTTTACAAAAAGCGTATGAATTGAAAATGAATAAGGGCGATACACAAGCGTTATTGTGGTATTCGTCGGAGGAAATGAAACTCAATAAATGGTTTATCAAACAGTTAAGAAGTTAAAAACGCAAACATCACGGAAATACAACGGCAAGTTTTAGCGTTCTTGCCGGAAAGGAGGCTTAATATGGCAGTAAGGACAAGGACAAGGGGAAATACAAAGGCAGAAATCGAAAAGGTAGCAAGGGATTATGTGCAGGAAGAAAAGGAAAAAGAGCATATTTTAGACGAAATACACCTTTTATATTTTTTGAGCGGTTGGTGTCGCTATGAAAAATTGTATTTATGCGACGTATTGGACGTAGTAAGAACGATATGTAACGAGGGCTTAATAAAGCGTTTATAGGAGGGCAGACAAATGAAAAAATTACGATTTTATTTTGACGGTTGCGACGCATATTTGAACGGTTGGGAGTTTCTTTTTGCGGTCGCTTTAGGAGTTGGTATTTGTGCGACACCGTTTATTCTTAAAGCGTTTTTGTTAGCGGTTCATTTCGGCGGTTGTTAAAGGGGGAAATATGGCGGAGGTCAAACATCAGTATTGCAGGCATTGTAAATTTTGTTATTGCGCAGAAGAAAACGCTTTTTATTGTTCGATAAAAGACGCTTATTTGAAATTAAACACCGTTAAGGTATTAAACCATTGCGGATTGTATGAAAAGGGCAGATACGACGCATTGCGGGGCGAAAAACGGTATTATTCCGAAACGAAGCGTTTAATAGACGAAGAAAAAGCCTATTTCCCACCGATTAAGGAAGAACAAACAGGTAATTGTTTAGATTTAATCGGTGTAATGTTTGAAGAATGGTTTAATGATTTAACACGGCTTACAAAAAGAAAGTTATGGAGCAATTATAAAATCATTCTTGACGTATGCGACCAAACCGAGGGAATAGTACATCATTTATGGGTGCATTACTTAATTAAAGACCCGGTAGCATTTTGTAATAGGTTCTTGTCAGAGGTTGCCCCGATTTCCAAAGGTAAATATACATACAAGATCACGGACAAAAGAACGGGAGTACATTTTACCGCTCACATGAATTATGATTACCCGGATTATTACATACTGAAAAGCAAGCCTTACATAGAGATTGAGAGGGTGGAGGAATGATACTTAAAATAGCATTTATAGGTTTAGCCGTAACATTTACATTTAGCCTTATATGGGCGGTCGGTTGTGCGATATTTTGCAAGGAGGGGGAAGAATGACCACAGTAATTATCTTTAAGAACGGAAAAGAATTAAAAATAAAATGTGATGAATTTACAACCAAAACAAACGGATATGGAAATTTTACGGGTTATGAAATAAAAGGAATTAAGGAAAATAAACCACTTTATATAAGTTTTGATCAAATAGTTTGTATTTACAGAGTTATTGCAGACGAGGTAGAAGAATGAGAACGGCGACAAGTTATGTAATTTCATATTTTCGTTGCCCTCAATGCGGTTTTAGAATGAGCGTTCCCCGGAAAAAGAAAAGATTAAGGGCAGCAGGGCATATAAAAGATTTGTATTGCCCTAATTGTGACAAAATCGTAAAAATGCAAGAAAACGCATATAGAACGCTTGAAGAAGTGGAGGGGCAATAATGGGAGTTAGAAATTTAAGTCATAAAGGCAGGTACTCAAGAACAACCATGCAGGGTTGGACGAAAGAAGAGTTAATAGATTATATCGAGATATTGGAAGATAACGAAAGAACAATGGCAGAAACGTTGCAGCAACAAGCGAGAAATTTTGAAATTATGCTTAATAATTTGAAAGATTATAAAAACCCGCTAGACGGGATTTTAGGAGATAAAAGACATGGCAAGGGCTTATAAATGTGATAGGTGCGGAAATCTATATGAAAGAGAAACTCCAAGAAGAATAGTAGAAATAGAAATAGATTTACACCCGTACCCGGCAGAAAGACTTGAATTATGCGATACGTGCCAAAATGAATTATTAGAGTGGCTTAAAAAGCCCGGAAAGCTGAAAGTGAGGGATGAATGAATTTGTATTGTGATAATTACATTGGAGATTCTAATAATCATTTATACATTAGTTGTATCAAAAAAGGAATTGTTACCGCTTTAATGTGTATGATATGTGAAAGTCGCCACAACTCTAATGTACGAATTATAACAGAAAGCAAAGTAAAAAAGGAGGTAAAAGAGCAATGGCAACAAGAACAAAGCACAAAGAAAGAAGCAGAAGAAGCAACAACGCAACCGAGGGAATGAAAGCGCAGGCTTTCCACAAGGCTTTAAGAAGAGCGGAGCTTGTAAGGCAATCAAAGTTATTGAAAGGAGGTAAAAAATAATGGGATTAGTTGAAACATTCATGCCGGAGGAAAAAGTAACCCTCACATTATCAGAAATTGAGGGCTTGATCAGAGAGAAAGAAAGAGCCGACGCACGATACAAGGCTATTTTGGGATTGTGCGAACATAACATTGCACCCGAGGTAATTTACGAAATTTACGCAGAGAAAAAAGAGGTAGCAAGAAATGATTCTTGATATTATCGCATGGGTTTTATTCGTTATAATTCTTATTTTAGCCTTTATTGGAGCGAATACGGTAATTTCTATGTTGTGCGACGAAAACACGCAGGAAACGGACGAGAACGGCGAAGAAATGGTATAATTGTTTCAAATAGAAAATAAAGGAGGTATAAAGGTGTCGAACGGTGTCATTATTACGGCGATTATTTGCGTAACACTTATTGCTATAACCTTAATTAGCAATATAAGAAAAAAGTAACAAATTGACATAAAATGGTATTTTGCTATAATAAAAGTGGTTTATTTCATAAAATACCCCATAAAGTGTAACTCCCCTTTTACACAATGGTTTGTCGTTAGAGCATGAACGGTTTATGCAATGTTTGGAAGCGCATATAAAGTGGGTTCAACTCCCACAACGGCAAGAGGGCAGGCATTCTTTACAAGTTTTCTTTGTTGACCCTAAAAAGCAAGCAAAACTTGCGTTGTTAGAATTTCTACGAAAAAGAAATCCGTTTCGCCATGAACGAGATCACGGAGTGGAATGTTTTAGAGCGGTTTTTGTACCACGGCAAAGAAAGTAAATAAACCGCTCACATAGGGGTATCGCCAAACGGTAAGGCACGGAATTTTGGTTTCTGTTATTGTTGGTTCGAATCCAACTACCCTTGATTAAGAAGATTTAGGAGGGCGAAACAATGAAATATCCGAAATTATCAAATAGAGCATACGACATTATCAAATGGTTGTTATTTGTTGTCATTCCGGCAACGACCGCACTAATTACGACTTTACAAAAAGCGTGGGGGTGGGATATTCCCATAGAGGGCATTGTAATTACGATTTCGGCGGTTGCAACCTTTATAGGTGTAATTACCGGGGTAAGTTCGATCATGTATAACAAAGCAAAGGGGGATATTGAAAATGATAATTGATATTTCGAGTTTTCAAGGAGGAAACGTCAATTTCGCAAAACTGAAAAATGCGGTCGAGGGTGTAATAATCCGTTGTGGTTGGGGAAGTGATTACACAGAGCAGGACGACCCGGAATTCAAGCAAAACGTCGAGGGGTGCATTGCATACGGTGTGCCTTTTGGCGTTTATTTGTATTCTTACGCAAAAACCTTATCGCAGGCAGAAAGCGAAGCAAAGCACGTTATGAGGTTATGCGACCCTTACAAGGATAAAATGACTTTTCCGGCTTTTTACGATTTGGAAGAGAACGGAACGCAGAGCGGAGCGGTAGATCGTGCGAGAAAGTGGGCAAGCATATTGCAGGCAGCAGGCTATAAAGTCGGTATGTACGCAAACTCTAATTGGTGGAAGAATTACCTTAAAGGGCTTGATGAATACCCGAAATGGGTTGCAAATTACGGCAATAACGACGGCAAACCGCACACAAAGCCAAGTAATACCAATATGATTTTGTGGCAATATACAAGCCGTGGAAGCGTTCCGGGCATTAAAGGTAATGTTGATTGCAACCTTTATTACGGATATACCATTATTAAGCCCGGAGAAAATACCGAGGATAAGAAAGAGGATAACAAGGAGGTATACGAAATGCCAACGATTAAAAAAGGAAGCATAGGCAAGGCGGTTAAGATATGGCAAATTATAATTGGAGTGGCAGCAGACGGCATTTTTGGAGCGCAGACGGAAACCGCAACGAAGAAGTTCCAAAAGAAATATAACCTTGTTATTGACGGCATAGTGGGTAAGAACACATGGAAAGCCGGGCTTGATTCTGTAAAATGAAAAAGGCTTGCAGTAAGTGCGGAAAGATACACGATTATAATTATCAATGCACAAAGGGCAGCAGGATATATAGGGGCGGTGAAGAGCGCAAGTTAAGGTCAACTTATGCGTGGGCGAAGAAATCCGAAGAGATCAGAGAGAAAGCGCAATTCTTATGTGAGGTATGCAGGCAGCAGGGCATATACAATTACAAGGGTTTGGAAGTCCACCATATAATCAAGTTAAGAGATAACCCACAAGGATTACTTGACGATGATAACCTTATATGCCTATGCACCGAACACCATAAACAAGCAGACGCAGGCGAAATTGACAAGGCTTACTTGTCGGAGCTTGCGTTAAAGCGTGAGAGCGGAGAAAAAACAAACTAACGTTCGATTATTTAGAAAACTCGAACTAACGTTCGGACACCCCCCGAGGGGGTCGGGTCGAAATTTTCCGACAACTCCAAAAC